TGCATTCTGCAGTTTGGTTGTATCACCACCAATTTCTACCGTGATCCCCTGAATACGGCTTGCCATTCCTCTCACCTCCTCCTAAAAATGGGTACAAAAAAAGGAGCATTTCTGCTCCGTAACAAAATAAAAACACCCGCCATTTCTGACGGATGTCCTATGTAATATTATATTTTTTACTTCATATATTTCAAAAGATCATCTATATCCCATAACTGCATCATGGTTTTTCTGCTCTCTGCAAATTTTCTTGCATCCCTTGTAAATTTAGTTGATGTCACAACAACGGACTGATTGGCCTGCATTGCTGTCTGGACTCCATACAGACTCCTTACAACGCTGACATCCACCTTATGCTTTTCTCCCCAATGCTTACATTCTACAATCAGGGTAAATGGAATCGGATCAGCTTTTGTTGCAATAATATCGCTGCCTCCATCTCTTGTTGCCTTGGTAACCTTTACGGTAAATCCAAGACTTTCAAATATCTCCCCAACAAATAACTCAAATTCCCTCGGAGTCATATTTCTTATCCGCTCACGGTTCTGTTCCAGAATATCATCGGCTTCAATGTATTCTTCGTATGCATAATCACTGTAGTACTCATCAAATTCATATTCTATATCCGCACTTGGCTCGTCCACGAACTCTCCACCGTGGCATTCAGAATCCGAATAATTGAATGCACCGACAGGATATTCATATCCACGAATATTATAGTCTATATATCTTCCACAGCCCTCACAGCAGAATTCACCAAAAAAATTATATTCTACTTCAGCACCCATAGATCTTTCAGTTGAAGTTGTATCATAATCCAAACTGTCCGCTTCTACAAATGTGATGTGTCCGCAGTTATTACACTTTACATAAAAATCGCCAGAAATCTTCATCATTGTAACCACCGTCCTTTTCTTGATTTCAGCCTTTTTCTGCTGATAGTATAACAGAAAAAGGCTGTGTTCTCAATCAGAATCGGTCGAAGTCTTCCTGTGTGGCAAGCTCAGCATACTTATAATCATCGTTCCGGCTCTCACTGTACATATCATTGATAAGGCCTATCGACAGCATATCAAGATCTGCCATCGATAAACCTAACTGCACACATCGTAGCAGAAACAGCGGGGTCGTCATTTCACGCTCTGTCGGACGAAGTTTTTTTTAGCTTCTACATCCGTTTTTACATTCAGTCCCCACAGTTCAATAAGCGGAAGAACCTGATAAATTGAAAATGTATTGAAATTATCGAGCCACTCTTCCGGTGTGTCCGGAATGCTTGGATCCGCATGCTTGGCCATAATAAATGCTATATTCTCGAACATCTCAAGAGAAAACATATCAAGGTTTGATGATTCCTCTTTTCCATCTCCAATACTCTTTTCAAGCACTGCCAGATCCTTATAAATATCCCTCTGGAACTTTAATCTGTAGATTCTTGGAATGGCTGCACTTGCCTTGAATGCAACCATCTGTCCGTCAATTTCTATATCCTTTCTGATACCCATGTCTTAGTCCTCCCTATGATACACTCTTGGTTGATTTTGCTGACTGCTGCTCCAGTGCCGGAGTTGCAGCCGGAAGATACACACTCTTATACCAGTTGTTATAAACTGTATCTGTCGTGGAATCTCCTGTCTTTGCCTTGACATATCCGTCTGCCATTGGTCTTGCCTTTACTGTCAGTGTTTCTGTCTGCACTTCCTTATCTTCTTCATTAGTCTTTGACTCAATGGTCGGACGGGATGCGGAACAGTTATAAAGCACATGACGGATCTTACGGATATCACCATCAAATTCAAAAAGAAGTGCAAAGCTTCCTGTTTCGGAATTTGCATTCTCCACAAGCACCTTATTGGCATCCTGTTCCTCTTTTAAGATATCCGTTCTGAACGATTCCGGGATCATGGCAAGTTCAAGGTCACCATCATATCCCTGATTGTTGTTGATTACATAATACTCAATACCATCTGCATAAAATGATTCCGGCTCTCCTGTCGGATCCATGCTGATGGATACTGCACCGGGCATTGGTACAGGTGTTCCAAAACTGACCGTGCCTTCCTCTGCAACCGTAATCGGTGCGTAATGCACATTGCAGATATTAAATTTGACTTTGTTCTTTTTATTAGCCATCTTCTATACCTCCATCTGATAAAGCACCTCATACAGATTTTCAGTTTCTATCCATACTTCGCTTTTTTCATAAAAAATACCGTGCAGATCAAGCACGGCTTCTACTGTAAATTCCAGTTCCGGATTTTTCAAATCCGTATAAATTTCTATATTCAGACGGCTGGATTTATAATATACCCTACCGTCTGCCGGGAAATTGCTGCTTCCCGGATAAAGAAATACTGCAAAAGGCGGTTCCGGGGATTCGCCTTCCACAAAATGGTCATAAGCAAACGGAAGATTCATTTCTTCCATCATTGCCACAACTTCTTCATGTGTCATGAACGCAGCCCCCTTTCAATCTTCAGCAGAAGCTCCCTGTTTCCTTTTGCCTCTGCCGGGGCAATATGCTCCCTTCCGGCTACCCTGCCACCGCCCCGCTTTGCATGACCATGCTCCAACAGGTGGGCGATCTGGTATCTGTCCTTGGAATGGACAGTCATCGTGAGGGAATTACTGCTTTCCGCTGTCTTTTTCACGGTCCAGCTCTTTTTGTACCGGCCGGTACGCTTTGGGGCATTTGCCTGAATGTCTTTCTTTACCGTCTTGGATACATCTTTTACTGCATCCTTGACCGTATCCGTTGCAAGGTCTGCATACTCTTTGAGTCCGTCCATGATTGCATCCGCAAGACCGTCAACGGTCGTTCTTCTCTCTGCCATTCCATCACCTCTTTATCAGGGCAGCCCTTATCCTTACTGATTTGTTTTTGTACTGCACGTTATCAACGAATGTAATATTATAAAGTCTTCCACGGAAAACTATGCGGTAATGCTCCGTATCAAGTCCTGACACCTCACTGCAGTACCGGATAATAAAATCCAGTTCTGTTTCTGCATTGACCTGTTTTGCTTCCCAGTATTCCTTACCGGACAGATTGTTTGCATAGGAAAAACACTTATAGTGATCTTCCCACACAAGCATGTGGTTTCCCGTCTTATCTGTTTTGGTACTGCTTTTCTGTATCGTGATCCTCTCACGCATGAGTTCAATCATCAGAATCTCTCCTTCCTGATCCCAAAGAGCAGATATTTCAGTGTTTCCGTCATTGTCTTATGATCGGCTTCTTCCCTGTGCTCATACAGATAAGCAATGGCATACAGTTCCGCAGTACGGATAAGTGCCTCATGCCGTTTTAGTCCTGCCCGTGTACGTCTTGTCACATTTAAGATCAGGCTGTCGGATGTCTCCATCAGACGGAGGATGAGATCATCCTCGTCTGACGAATCGACCCTGAGATAACCTTTGGCTTCCTCAAGCGTTACGAACATCCGTCCACCTACTTTCCGGCAGCCTTGATATCAAGTGTCTTAACTGCCTCGGAAAGGATCAGCTTGCCGTCCACACGCTCGGAAGCAAGGAATCCGACCTGACCCGTTGTAGCATAAAGCTCATTCAGTCTCTTGAAACTTCTGCCCTGACGATCAGCAATCCAGTAATAACTGTAATCACCAAATGCCATGACACGGCTTCCTGCTGCAAGCTCCGGCACATAAATGGATGTGCGGTACGGACGGTTGAGGATCCTGTCCGGCTCTCCTTCCCTTACGGACGGCTGCCAGATATAATTTCCGTTTCCATCCTTCAGCTTTCTGATTGCCTTTACGGTCGAATCATTAAGAAGCCACACTGCCTTGTTACGGTATGGAGCACGCAGGGAGTAATAAAGATCCATGACATCATCAAATGTAATGGAAGTATTATTGGCAGTAACCCCTGTCTCTGCACCGCCTGTGGCATTGAAGATTCCGGTAGGTTTTCCCTTGCCGTCACCGATAAAGAATGCTTCCTCTTCCTTTGTACCGATTCTTCTTCCGAACTCCCTTGAAATATACTGCTCAATATTGAACACACTGTCATTTAAGAGTTCATCGGACACCTTGATCATGGTTGCCAGCTTATAAGCACTGATGGATGTCTGACCGAAGCTGTCATCAGATTCAGGGAACTGTCCGCCCTCATCGATCCATGCTGCCTCGCCCTTTGATGTGACGATAGGGATCTTGCGGTCACCGCTTGAAGTCTTGATGACGGTTGCAAGGTTACGGAAAAATACTTCCTCTTCCAGTGCTTCCACGAGTTTCTTCTCATACTCATCCGGTACGAGATATCCGCCCTCGGAATCCGTACCAATGGAAAGGGCATTCTGTACTTCGTATGACATCTTGTTTCTCATACTGTTCCAGAATGCCTTTTTATACTCATCCGTTGCCCTTCCTGTCTTTGTATCACCGTCAGTCTTTGAATTCGGCTGATTGGTGATCGGTGTGCTTGTTGCCTTTGCAAGCTCTGCATCGATGGCAGCCTGTCTTTCCAGTCTCTCGATCTCTTTTCCGAGATTTACGACATCTGCTTCCATCTTGTCATAAGTGGCTGCATCCTCTGCGGATACAAATCCTTCCTGCGTTCTCTTGGCATCAAGGAATGCCTTTGCAGCATCCCAGGCCTTTGCTCTCTTTTCTCTTAACTCTAAAATCTTACTCATCTTGAAATCCTCCTTAATGTGTTAAAAGACTCAGTCTTTTTTCCAACTGGTTAACTGGTATCATGGCATCCGTATGGGATACCTTGGAAAGGAACGATTCATTCATCGCCTTTGTGGAAAACATCATGGAATCCTGCTGGAACGGGAGCTTCTTTTTCTTCTCCTTTTCCCCGTCATCCTTTTTCTCCTCTTCCTCTCCTTCACTGCCTTCGTCCGGCTTTTTCTCCGGCTCTTCCGGCTCTTTCTTTTTCTCATCCTCATCGGAATCAAAAAGGATCTTATCTGCAAATCCAAGCTCCACGGCTTTCTTGGCATTAAACCAAGTCTCGTCATCCATCATGTGCGAGAGCCTTGCACGGGTAAGCCCGGTCTTGGACTCATAAGCATTTAAGATGGACTCCTTGACTTCATTCAGCATTACGATTGCCTTCTGCATATCCTTTGCCTCACCCATTGCCATAGTCGCAGGATTGTGGATCATCATCATTGCCACAGGAGATACACATACTGTATTTCCCGCCATCGCAATAACGGATGCTGCCGAAGCTGCAATGCCGTCGATCTTGACGGTCACGCTTCCCTTGTAGTCACGGAGCATGTTGTAGATCTGTGCTGCTGCGAACACATCACCGCCCGGAGAATTGATCCATACCGTGATATTTCCGCTTCCGGCATTCAGCTCATCCTTGAAAAGCTGCGGGGTAACTTCATCCCCGTACCATGTTTCATCCGAGATCATGCCATTTAAAAAGAGCGTCCTTTCCATATCAGGCACGCTCTCATCTTCATTCTTTATCCAGTTCCAAAACTTCCGCTTCATCGTTTACCTCTCTTTCTGCTGTTTTCCTGTGCCGGGAGTTTTTCTTCTTCCTTCTGCTGTCCGTTGTCCGCTCCCGCAAATGCCCCTGCATCCGCAAGTTTGGTCATTGCACCGTTCACAAGATACAGGTTGCCTCCTTCCTCATCAGGGATAGGGTTCATGTTCTCCATTTCACGGATGTCATTGGCAGAAAACCAGCCGTTCTGTCTTCCGACTGCATAGCCGTTCATCCTCGACTGATAATCCCCACGGAGAAGTCCGTCCACATTCAGCTTAATGAAATACTTTCCCTTTTCTCCCGGCAGAAGGAGCGATCTCTGGAGCGACTGCTCCCACCGGATCACCCAAGGGTCCAGTGTGTATTTCACAAACTCCAAGGACTGCTGCTCTATATTCGAAAAGCTCGACTTATCAAGGTCACCGACCATGTGTGGCGGTATCCTGTAAAGTCTTGCTATTTCATTTATCTGGAATTTCCTTGTCTCAAGGAACTGTGCTTCTTCCGGCGGTATTCCTATCTGCTGGTACTTCATGCCTTCCTCAAGCACTGCGATCTTGTGTGCGTTATTCACACCACGATACACGGAGTTCCAAGATTCCCTGACCTTGGACGGATCCTTCAGCACTCCCGGATGTTCCAGAACACCGCCCGGATTCGCACCGTTTGCAAAGAAACTCGCACCGTATTCCTCACAGGCAAGCGTCATGCCGACAGCATTCTTTGCCATCGCAATCGGTGAATAACCGATCAGTCCGTCAAATCCAAGTCCCGGAATGTGAAGTACATCCTCGGCTTTCAGCTTGATATTGCCGTATTCCTTGAACATGGGATTTTCATCACTGTTTCTGGAATACACATAATAGATATTTCCCCTGTCATCCCTCTGCACTTCCATCTTGTCAGGAAGAAGCGGATACAGGCCAAGCACCCTTCCGGCACCATCCCTTATGATCTGTGCATAGGCATTTCCCCATATTAAAAGATGACTCATCAGTGTTTCCCTGAACACAAATGAAGTCATCTCCGGGTTCGGCTCATCATGGAGCAGATAATATAAAGGATGGTCATGCACCAGCTTCTTGCCTCCGTCATCCTGATACTCATATACATGAAGCGGTAAGGATGCGATTGCTTCCGCAAGGATCCTGACACAGGCATATACTGCCGTTGTCTGCATTGCAGTTCTTTCATTCACTGGCTTTCCGCTTGTTGTCCGTCCGAACAGGAACGAATATCCGGCATCAGCCGCCTTATCCACAGGCTTATCCCTCGCCTGTCCGAAACCAAATAAACTCTTAATTCCCATGTGACACCTCCTAAAAACAGGTACAAAAAAAGCACCTCCGAAGAAGTGCCGTTTCCGTATTATCTCTGATAACTGTTCAGTCTTGGAAATTCTTTTCCATTCCTGTAGTAATAATATTTTCTCAGTGCATTCTGCATTGGATTTTTCTTTGGATTCTCAAGCGGTTTCAGTTTTACCAGTGAATCATACATTAGGTCATCATCTGCCACTATCACTTCCAGATCCATTCCAAGTATCTCCTCTGCTTTCAGTGCAAGGGATTTCCTTGTCTGTGCACCATGCTCACCACTGAGTTTTGGATCATGTTCCATACTGTTCATAAAAAATTCTTCCTGCATGCGTATGCCCCCTGTGCTTTTTCTTTATATTAGCACAGAAACGTGCAG